AAGACCATGATATTAAAGAAGTCATAGAATTGATTTCAGAGACCAATACTATGACTAATGATGAACTTATTGAAGCATACCTTTATGGATGGTTAATAATTCAATTTCATATTGCTGGATATACTCAACTAGTCGCAAAGCATTTTTATAAAAATTTAAATGTTGATTATAGAATATTCTATGATGCTTTGTTTGAGTTTATTAAAAAGGATACTGGGGTTATAGGTCAACATTACAAGGAGATTGAAAAATCCGTATCTCACTATATGAAAACTGGCAAAATTTTAGATCAAGGAAAGCATGGACATACTTTACATGCAGGAAGTTTTGCTTTTATGTTTAATAATAAAAAAGATATATTTGATATTTTGGATAAAGTTGCTACACTATTGATTCCAATTGATGATGATATTTTAAAACTTCAAAGAGCATTTATTTTTGATGAGGATGTTCAATATCCTTATTATATTGAATGTGAAGATGGCAAATATGAAGTAGATACTGAGTTCAAAGAGTTTGATAAAAATGACCCACACACAGTGTTTATCTTGCGGCGCAAAGGTTTATTGAAGAATCAACTGTGTAAGGTTTGAATGCTTCTAATGCTTCTTCCCATAAGATTCTCCTTTCATATTGAGTATTCATATCCATTAACGCAATAGTTAATGTAAATCTAGATTCCGATGATGGATTGTAAGAACTATGCAGAGGACCAACATTTACTAGACTACATGAACCAACTTCAACTTCATGTTCTAAATTTGCATATTGTTCTCTAGTTACTAAGACTTGACCATGATAATGATCGTCTGTTCTGTCACCAACATTATATTCACTTCTCTCAGGAATATCCATTGAGCAAACTTGCTCTGCACTGGTGCTTACTCTCATTACAGAATCTGAGGTCCACCATCTCATAGTGCTACCCTCACCACCAAATTGAAAAATTAATTTTGCCCAATCTGCATAGTAAACATTATCAGAATGTATTACTCCTTCATCTCCTGGTGGAGTATAAAAAAATTCTATCCAAGTAGACGTAAACCCCATGGTATTCAACCAGGGTTCTATTTTGTCATTGCCTAGTTCAGATAATTCAAATGTTTTATGAAATTCTGGCCATCGGAGACCATCAGTTTGATGCAAAGAAGTATCAATATTAGGGATGTATTCTCTAATATCTAAAAATCTATGATAATTGTTCATAATCAAACAATCTCAGGTGCTTCCGTGCTTCCTCCATCTTTAGCGCCATCAAGATCTGGTTCTTGAATTGGTGCTCCCAAATCATCTCCTCCAGATGCCATCGGTTCTCCAGTTACTGGATCAATAGGTGCATTTGGATCTGGAATGATACCTGCACTAATTTCTCGTTTAATTAATGAATCCTGTTCAATAATTTCTTCATCTGTTTGGCGGAGGATTTTACGTCGAACCCAATCTTGAGAATAATACTTGCCAATATATGGTTCTGCAGTTGCTGCAATATTCAGTCTTTCGGTAAGAAGTTCTGCATCTTTTAGTTCTGAGAAATGATTGTCATATAAGAAATCATATTGAATATGCTCAGACATGATCTCCCAATCTTCTGGAGATACAATATTCTTGAGAAGTAGTTGAGTTCTTAAGATATCATTAAACATGTTTGAAAATCTTTTTCTCAAACGACCAACAAATTTAGTAAATTTTAATTCATCTCTAAGAATTTCTGATGAGCGACCAAGATTGAATCCTTCTTGTCCACCTATTCTAGAAGATGGAACATTTAATGATCGATAAAGTTTTTCTTGGAAGTATTTGATATCTGATAGTTCACCAAGATTTTGGCCACCAGGTAGAGTTGTGATCTCAGTACCACGACCACCTTCACGACGAGGTAACCAGAAATCCTCAAGCATACTCATATGCTTTTTATCATCACGAATCTCACCAGTGCTAGAATCGTATACAAGTTTGTTACGATATCTCATCATAACATCACGCAGATATTGCTCTGCTTTCATTTTTGGCAAATTGCCAACATCAATGTAGAAAATTCTACGCTCTGGAGCTCGAGATAATCTATAGATAACAAGAGAGTCTTCAATCATACGAAGTTGATTGAGTGACTTAATTGCTTTATGTAAATATGAGAGAGTAAGATTTTTATTTCTATCAACAAGACCTGAAGTGCAGTATGCAACAGAGTCCTTAGACATCTTAATTCCATTTTGTGCAGAATTTTGTCCGCTATTGATAATTCCAGTCTGACTTGCTGATTGGTTATATACAAAATATTCTTGAATCTCTGGAAATCCAGTATCTTTTGGATCCTTCTCACCACTGGGCAAGTATCTAATATCTTCTTTTCTTTTTTTATTTGCTTGTCTAACGAAACGCATTTTTAATGCGTCAATATATCTCAGTTCTTGAATCCCTTCTGTAGGATTATCTATGTCAATTACTTTATGATAATAAAGTCTACCATCAACATACCAATTCCTGTATATCTCATGGCACTTTTTATCAAAGTCAAGCATGTCTAAAATGTACTTGAATTCTTCTCTAATTTTTTTCTTAAGACCATCGCTTACTTTTAAATTTGACAGTTCAATTTGAACAGGACTGTCATTAGAATCACTTACAATGGCTTCATTGACAATATCTTCAATCGCACCATCAACCTCTGGATGCAGTGCCATCTCTCTATATCTTTTTACAAGATCATATTCTGATCTATATACACCCTCAATATCAACATACGATCCAAAAAAACCACTAGTTAAATAATGATCAACCCCGTCCTCATTATTCTGAGGAACGGGGGAAACCACACCTTTCGGTTTATTTTCACCATCTTCAATAGAAAATCCAAATAACTTGGCAGCCATTATAATTAAAGTGTAAAAATGTTATTACTATTTATCAAGGTTATACAATAGGCGTTCCAGTCTGATCATTACCAGCTGCTGCCCAGTATTGTACTTGGAAGTCAACTGTAAACTCTTCGATAGTATCTCCACTCTCATACGAAAGATCGATTTGAGAGATGTTAGTTGGGAATATATCGTAGAATCTGTATGTTCTCAGTGGAAGATTTGATGTAGCATCAGTATTTTCTGTAGAGAACCTAGCAGCACCTCTACCTAACTGATGAACATATGCATCAACCATGTAGGATGATGGATTTGTAGCACCAGTTGCATTATCAAGTTTACTGATCTGATTCATCCACTGCTCAAAAGCAGTTCTAAGTTTGAAGTCTTCATCGTTGACTACAGTGACAGTCCATACATCAAATGTTCTGTCTCCTGCAACCTTCAGTACCCTTCCTCTGAAGGGCACTTCAATTTGTGCAACATTAGATGCTGGCAAAGCAGCACTCTTGCACATAAAGTTAAATGTATCATCATCCCATTCACCAACACTTGCAGGAAATGCTGGGATAGTAACTTCAAATAAATTTGGTCTTGCACCACCGCCTTGAAGCTTTGCTTTGAAGTCGGTGATAGTTCTAATAGCGCGTGCCATTGGGGTAATTCCTCCGTGTTTATTTAATCAGTTAGTAGATCAAACTCTACCAGCGACTTCTTCAAACGAGACACCAGTTCTCGTCGCAACAAACGTCAAGGTGACGTAGTTAATTGACTTAGCAGGCTTCAGGAAGATGTCTGCTCTGAACTCGTTGTTATCAATAATATCAGGTGTGTTATTGGTCTCGTCGCAAATTACAAGGTAGTCATAAATTCCGCGCTTAGATTGAATATCGCGCAGATAGGGTTCAACGATATTTACAAAGTTAGTTCTTGTAATCTGATCGTTGAACTCAAATAATTGAGCTTCTGCTGCTTTTTGCAGTGCCTGTTCTACTGTCAAGAATAGACGGCGAACATTGATCCTATCAAATGCTGATGCATATGATAATGCAGTTTTGTCACCAAATAGAATGATACCAGCACCACTTTGATTAATTACAGAGTTAATTCTATTTGAATAAAGACTATCTCTTTGAGTCTTATCTGGATTAAATGCAAGTTTAATTGCATTTTTAATAACACCTCTTTGCTGTCCTGCAGGTGAGAACCATGGGAAAGAAATTAAATTGGTGCGTGTCATCAAACCAGCAATATCTGGATTTGTTGGAATATAACGGAATAGATTGTTGAATCTATCATATGTATACTTATATCCACTATCAAATACAGCGTAAGAGCTGGATGCTAGAGGTCCGAAAAACTCAATCAAATTATTTGTTTGAGTTACTGGATTTGTTAAGTCAACAACGGACTGCCTATGCGGTCCAATTACTGCAACACAATCCTTTCTTCCATCAGCAATAGATATAAGTTTATTTGCTTTTGCTTGACTATCTCCTTGTGAGTCACAACCAGGACCCATAATTAAGTAATCAACCGCAATATCTTCTTTATTATTAAAGAGTTGATATGCTGTAACAATATCACCCAGTTCAGATTTGAGATTACCTTGAGCAGTGTAATTTAAACCTTTACCCAAATCAAAGGTATGTCTTCCGATAGAACTGAATATTGATCCATTAGCAGATCTATCCCAAACCATTTGCGATTGGACCGCAGGACTAGAGAAGTTGGTTGGATCAGATCCACCATTTGCTTCATAAAGGTTGGGATTCTGAGCATCTTGACTGAAGACAGTTGAACATGGGAAGATGTTGTGGAAGCTGTCATTCGCATTACTTGGGTTTGCACCCGCGTAGATATACTTGGAGAAGTTTGCCAGATAATTCTTATACCACATTTTTTGTGGGGAATTTACCTGTGATACTGTATCTGTTGCTTTAGATAAGAACAGATGCTTCTCTAGAATATTTCCTCTTACTCCTGTAAGTTTGCCAGAGTCGTCTACAACGACTACGTGCATCTCATCATTCTCACCACTTCTTTCTTCAACAAAACCAGATGTTCCTGGTTTGGGAGCAATAGTTCTCCAGTAAATTACAGAATTATCTAACTTGAGAGTTTGGGAGTTATACCAGTCATCAACACCATCTATAAGAAGTCTGGAGTTGCTAGACGTGATTGAAAGAACAACTTTATCGTCTCTGAGTTCAGATACTGTTAAACTAGCATTATCTGTTGGTGTAGTGCCACCAATAGAAGCACCTTCAATTGTAATTACTTCATTCAATTCATATGCAAGACCAGTATTGACTGCAGTTACTGTTCCAATACCACCACTAGAATCTCTGTAGAGATTGAACGAGATGCCAGATCCTACGGTACTTACGCCAGCGACAGAAAGATAAATTCCATTCGATGCTGAAGGAATTGTTGTGGATGTTGTAATTCCACTGGTTGCTGCAATAGCGCCTTGATTTATATCAAAACCACCAACAGCAGAACCACCAATAGATACTGTATCACCAACAGTGTATCCAATACCAGCATTTACAATAGAAATCTTAGATGCATCAACGTTGCCGTCAGTGCTATTTCTTGTGATATTGAAAGATGCTTGAGATCCTGTTCCTCCAGTAGTTCCACCGACTCCAGAATATGTTTGGTCTTGCTGACCATTTATTGGGGTAGATGTTGTTATACCAACGCTAGAGATTGAGTCAATTGGAGATGATACCTCTCCGTTTTGGTCAACGAACATTACTCTTTGACCATTTAGGAATGAAGAGTATGTGCTATTTGACGAATAGGTTTGTCTATCATGCCTACCAGGTTCAGTTCCTCCACTAGAAACTCTAGAGTGGATCTTAACAGTAACGGCACTAGTATTAATGGTTTCACCATCAATGACACCAGTTACAATTCCCTTTAAATATCCTTGGAATGCTTGCGTTGTACCAAGACCAGGAATTATTTGTCCTGAGATATCAACAGTAATACCATATCCTACGTTTACGCCAAGAGCAGAGATTGCTGTTGTTGCAAAACCAACCACTTGATCTGCAAAGTCGTCAATAATACAGACTTTTAGTCCATTAGACCAACTTCCAGGGTTCTTTGCTGCATAATACCAATCAGATGCTGCACTACTATAGTTACTATTGTAGTCATCAAAGTTTTTAATTTTGACATCCAGTTGAGCAGATGTACCAACACCAACGTTGGCATTTGAGATCAGATCTCCATCTGTACGGACAACCTTCAACACACCACCATAGGAGAGGTATGAAGAAGCACTCATCCAGTATTCATACTGGTTGTCTTCTGTTTTCGGTAATCCGAAATTGTTGATTAGTTCTTGCTCTGTGGATACCGTAATTGGTTCGTTGACGGGTCCAATCTCAAAAGGACCTGCAATAGCTCCAATATTATCAAGAACGTTCTCAGCTCTCCCTACCGTTAAATCAACCTCTCTAGTTAATACACCAGGAGATAATTGAGGAGTCGCCATGGATTCTGTCTCCTTGTAAGTCTCAGTTTATCTGAAAATATTTATTAAAAAGGGCATTTACGCGGGGAATACTGACGTGATACTACCAATCTGGATAGTTCCAAGTGTTTGATTTCTTATTTACTCTCTTTTTAGTGCATACTTTACACTCATAAGAAAAAGATGATGGTGTAATACCTCTATCCTTTCTAGTTCTATAGTAACCCTCTATTAAATTTTTTCTCTCACCACAAATTCGACACTTCCTATCATGAAGTAATAAATGACCAAACTTTAACTGACCGTCTAAGTCCATTTGAATTGTAGATTAATTGTAATCCCACATATACGACATATCACCATAAGCATCAGTATGCCATCTATCCCCTGCAGAGTCTACAAAAGATGATTCTTCATTAACTCCATCAACAATAAAACCAAATGGTGACATATCCTGCTCTAATTGATTCTTCTGTTCTTCGTAAAGTCTTTTACGAACATCTTGATCCGTCAGCTCTTTAAAGTAATCTTGTTGAACTAACCAGGCATAGATAACGAGACACATTGCTAAGTCATCATTACATCCATCCTCTGCTTCAAATGAGTTATGCTTTTGAATAAATGTAGTAAGCTCAGCAATCACATCATAATCTTTGAAGATTAATTTATCCTCTTCAATTAGGGTCTTTAGATTTAGACATCCAACCTTTTTGACTGTTTTGGACATCTTGACACCAAGTTGTGTCTTTTTGCCAGAGAATCCTTGCCCAACAATTTGTCCTGCTCTACCTCTCATAGAACACATTAAAACATTCTCATATTCTAAATCAAAATTTAAGATTGCAGCAACTTGATCACCTACATCATTTACTTCACATAATACATACGCTTTATTATAATTATCTGCTACTTCTTTAATGATGCTTGGAAATAGCATCGGTTTGATTTCATTATTCTTATATTTGCATACTAATTGATGTGGAAATGATGTAATGTCAATGACAGTAAATGCAGAATAGTCTCCACCAACTCCTCTGGCAACGTCAACTGTAATTACATAATTGTTCTCAGTTTTTACATCAGTAAATACATCTAATCCTTGGTGTGTTATTGATGGTTGTTCATATACCATCGTTCTAAGTTTACTTGGTGCAATTAGAGTATCGACAGATCCAAGAAATTCGCATTCAAACTCAACTTTAAACTGTTGTTCTGATGTGTTTGCAATTGTTTGCCTTTTCCACTC